ATTGCTGGAACAGGAACATATCGGATAATCGCAGCCAATAGAACAATCTATGACATGTTCTATCCAAGAAGTCGTGTTATTTCCGCGATTTCACAAGCTGCAAGTGGTGTAGTTCGAACGCTTGTTGATCATGGTTATACAGCAGGACAGAAAGTTAGGTTCAAAGTTCCTTCGTCAGCAGGAATGGATGAGCTTGACGGTCAAATTGCAACAATTACAGCAGTAAGTGTTAATACAATTACCGTAGATATTGACACAAGTGCTTATACAGCATTCACATTCCCAACATATGCTGTAGGAGCTTATACACCTCCTCAAGTTATACCTATCGGTGAGGCAGCAACATCAACGTATGCAAATACACTTGATGATGCGACTGTAAACACTGGCTTCATAGGTATGATTCTAGGAACAAGTGGAGACGCAGCAGTTGCTCTTGGAAGTCCAGGTGGAACAACAAACGATGTAATTAAGTGGGTAGCGGGTAAATCATTCGCAACAGGTCTTACTTAATTGATTGTATTAAGGGAGGGGAGACTCTCCCTTAAAATATAAAGGAGTATTATGGAAGAAAAAAAGCAAACATCGACGATAGCAAAGAAAAGCTCTCGGAGTAATTTGAAGTATCAAAGAGACAAAGACAGAGAAATGGTTAAAGGGATATTCCGTTTTTATGAAACTCCTGGAGCACCGATGAGTTTCTTTTTTAGGAAATACAAAAATGACCAACCAGTTAGATATAAACTTCAGGATGGAGAAGTCTGCACAATTCCTTTAGGTGTTGCAAAACATTTAAACAAGAATGGTTGGTATCCAAAACATAAGCATGCAGTAAATGCTGATGGGAAAAATATATATAAAGTTGGAGAGAAAAAACGTAGGTTTGGATTTCAAAGTTTAGAATTTATTGATCCAGTAGACTTTGACACAGTAGACAGCGGTCTGATTACTGTAGAAAAAGTTTAGTTAGTGGCCTGTGTATTTGTAAAAACTGGAGTAGCTCTCCGTTAAAAACTAGGAGTGATAATGGCAACTACAGATTCAACTCTTTCTACACTTGCGCAAATTAGAACTAAAGTACGCAGGCTAACTCGTAGTCCTTCTACCTCACAATTAACTAATGGACAGATAGATGACTACGTTAATACGTTTGTTCTTTATGATTTTCCTGAATTTACTGTAGACAACAAGCTTGTGTTTTTTGTTATGCCTAATGTGGATAGGTATACAACTAATGAAGTAAACGATGAAGATCCTTTGTACAATTTTAAGAATGTTTACCTAAGTGTTCAGCCCCCAGTTTATGTTGGAGGTGAGCAAGTTGCCTTTTCTCAGTCTCGAGAAGTCTTTTATCGGCAATACCCTGAATACGAATACGAAGAGAATGTTGGAACTGGTGATAATGCAACAGTTACATTTTCAGGAACCCTTTCAAATGTTCCGGTTTTAGCAAGAACAATAAGTTTTAGTTCTGCAGATGAAGATGGTCAGGGAATAGTTTTGAAGGATGTACCTCAATTTGATGGAGTTACAGGGCAGCAGACACAAACGGGCGATCTAGTTGATCCTGACTCTAGTGCTAGTTCGGGAGTAATTAATTACCTGACAGGGGTTTACTCTTTTACTTTTCCGATCGCTCCTGGAACTGGTGAAGATGTTATTGCTCAGTCGTATAGATATACGGTGGCTAAGCCTCGCATGTGTCTTTATGAGGATAGAACATTTAAGTTTAGGCCTGTTCTAGACAAGGTTTATCGCGTTGAAATAGATGCGTTTAAGAGGCCTACAGAGCTTCTTGATGCGACAGATGAGCCTGATATTGCTCAATGGTGGCAGTATATAGCATATGGTGCAGCCAAAAAAGTTTTTGAGGACAGGATGGACGTTGAAAGCACTCAAGCGATTATGCCAGAGTTCATGAGACAGCGATCTTTAGTGCTGCAGAGGCTTGTTGTTCAGCAATCTTCTGAGAGAACGGCTACAATTTATACAGAAAGAGGAGCTGGTTTAAATGTTGATAGAGATGCTTTCTAGAGTCTCCATTCAAGAAATGACAATAGCGGCGACTGGATTCAGCGTTATTTATCTTTTATGGAAGTTGTATACGGATAAAAAAAGGGGAAGATGGTGAAAAATCTATTTACTTATACATACGTAGGAAAGGAGGTGTATCATCGCATATAAATCAAACATACCCCAGGCTAGTGATCTTCTGTCACAATCTCAGGATGATATACTTGATAACTTTTCTGATATAAAAACTTTAATTGATGTTAACCACGGAACATTTGATGCTTCAGATCAAGGAAAACATTTTTTCATTCAATTCCCTGTTCAATCTCCGGTTCCAACAACAGGGGCTGGTGAAGTTGGGCTTTATAGTCAAACATCGGCATTGACTGGAAATCCAGAGCTTGTGTTCTCCCACGAAAGTGCAGGATCGACATACGAATTTACTTCTGCAGTCAAAGCAGAAACAGGATATGCGATCCTGCCTTCTGGAATAATAATGAAGTGGGGTTCAGATACCGTAAGCGCAGCAGCAAGTAAAGTGGTTACGTTTTCTAATGGTGCTGGGATACCAAACTATACAACTGTTTATAATATTCAGGTTTCAAGGGAAGGCGCAGCAGGAGATACTGGAATACTCTATGTTGAGTCTTCAACTACTACCACTCTTACCGTGTATAACACATCTGAGTCTTCAAAGAAGTTCTATTACAGTGTCATAGGAGTGTAATATGTATGATCGTTTTCTCATTGCTCCTATGAAAAGTGGTCTCATAACTGATGTTAAAGCTTGGCAGATTCCTGAAGATGCGTTTGCCAAGCTTGAGAATTCCTACGTTAGTAAGGGTATTGTGAGAAAGCGATTCGGATCTGAGTTTATGGGAGGCACGGCAGCCATTTCACAACTTGATCAGCTTAACTCTAGGTTGAGGGTATATCTTGGCACAACTGATGTAAGTGGAAATGCATCAGGAACTGTTCCGGGAGCCGTTAATAAAGTTGGCCAGATGTTTTCAGTAGGTGAAGTTATATACACTGTTTACCAGGCTGGAACTCCTGCTGATATGTTAGAAACATTTCCAACTCCTACAGCTACTTATGATACTTCGAATGGAAACTACAACTTTGTTGGAGCTCTTCCTAATGAAGACATTTTCTTTTATCCCTCTGAGCCAGTTATGGGTATTACTCATTACGAAGAAAAGAATGTTGCAGCGAATACAAATTATGCTTTTGACACCCAATTCGTATATAGGTTTGATGGAAACTCATGGGACAGGTCAGGTACAGTAGTATTTGAAGGATCAAATTCAGACTTTTTCTGGGCATATAATTGGACAGGTATAACTTCAGATTAGACTGCGTTGTTTGTTTCAAATTTCAATGCTACAGAAGGAACTCCTGGTCTCACGGATGATCCAATGTTTGTTTATAAAAGTGGAGCGTGGGCAGAATTTAGGCCCGTCTTTGAAGTGCTCGCAAATGTTGTTGAAGGGTACGTTCAGTCGGCGAGAATTATTATTCCTTTTAAAGATAGATTACTTCTTTTAAACACAGTAGAAAGAGGTGTTACCGCAGGTACAAATACGGCACATGTTAATAGGTGTCGTTTCAGCCATAACGGAACCCCATTCCCGGCTGATGTACCGGATAACGTCGCTGCCGCCGTATCAAATGCATGGCTTGAAGGTAGCCAGACATGGACTATCGGCGGCACTACTAAAAAGTCTGATGGTGCTGGATTTATAGATGCTCCTACCGAGGAAGAAATAGAGGCTGCTGAGTTTATTAAAGACAGGCTAATTGTTTACTTTGAGCGTAGTACTTGGGAGATAGCGTATACGGGTAATCAGATACAGCCGTTTGTATGGCAAAAGATAAATACTGAACTAGGGTCTAAATCTTTAAAGTCTCCGGTCCCATTTGATAAGGCAGTGTTTACCGTTGGAAGAACAGAGATTCATGGTTGTTCTGGAGCAAACGTTACTAAGATTAACGAAGAAATTATTGACCAAGTATTTGAGATTAGAAATTCAAATGATGGTTTAAAGAGAGTCTGTGGGATACGTAATTATCAGGACGAGCTTGTTTACTGGTCCTTTCCTTCTGTTAATGCGAACACATTTTCTCAGACATATCCAGATAAGGTTCTTATTTATAACTATGTAGGTGATGGCTGGGGCCGAGCAGACGACACAATTACAGCGTTTGGCTATTACGAAGAGCAAACATCAAAGACTTGGGAGTCTAGTGAACTAACGTGGGCTGAGGCAAATTTCACATGGGACAGCGGAACAACTCAGAATAAATACAGGCAAATACTAGCAGGAAACCAACAGTGTTTTATGTTCGTTTGTGATACAGGAATTTCTACAAATGAAGGTAATATGTCTGTAACCAATATTGAGTATGTTGGAACTGACCTTTATATGATCATAGTTGACCACAGTTTGAACGATGGGGACTATCTAAAGTTAATAGACATGCAAGGTGTTTCGTTTACTGGAGATGGAATATACAAGGTCTTCCCAGCAGATAAAGACACTCTTCTTGTTCCTGGAACTACAATGACTGGAACATACGAAGGAGGGGGACGGGCTGCAAGGGTTTCTCAGATAGATATACTTTCTAAGCAGTGGAATTTTTATATAGATAAAGGAAAGAATTTTTATCTTTCGAAGATAGATTTTGCTGTTTTGAAAACATCTGCTGGCGAGTTGACTGTTGATTATTTTCCGTCGGCTACAAATCTTTCTATGATTGAAAGCGGGCAAGCTACAGGTGCTATTTTAGGAGACAACAATTTACAGACATATCCATATGATCTTTATCCTTTAGAGGAATCACAAAAAAGGCTTTGGCATCCTGTTTATTTTCAGACAGAAGGTGAATGTGTTCAAATAAGAATCTTTTTACGATGAACAGATGCGTGATCCTGAAATTTCAGGATCTGATTTCCAGCTTGAGGGTCTAGTTGTTCATGCAAGACAAACATCTGAAAGGTTGCAGTAATGGCGCAAGGAACTGACACTGGCTCTTTTGTACCAACAACGTTTATTTGGGATGTAGCTGAGCTTCAAGAAGTTGATGTTCAAAGCGATAAGTTTAAGGAGATCTTGGTTCGTTTGTATCAGAATTTAAATCTCATGCAGCTAAATTTGAATGTTAAAGATTCTGCATATTATGACCAAACTGAGTTTGTTAATGGCCAATCTTTTTGGCCATCTGCTGCTGTTCGATCAGCGCAAACAGATGCTGTAAATAGAAGGCAGGTTTTTCGCAAAGTTATAAATTTCGGTGCTCTTCCTAATACAGCAACAAAGAATGTTGCTCATGAGATAGATATAACTTCAGGATATAGTTTTACAAGGATTTATGGATGTGCTTCTGATACTACAGGACTTACTTTTACACCGATACCAAATGCCAACTCTGATATACGCTTAACAGTCAATGCTACCAATATTGTTATAACTACATCTGCTAATTATTCAGCGTATGATACGACATACGTTGTGTTAGAATATTTAAAAAACTAACGAAGGAGAGAGAATGGGATTTTTAAGTGGCCTAGGAAAAATGTTGTTCGGAAAGAAGCCTGGAAAGCCAGAGTTTAAGCAGCTTCAGAGATTTACTCCTGAACAACAGTCGTCTTTGAGTCAGCTTCTGTCACAAGGGATGGCCGACACTGATTCATCTCTTTTAGAAGATAGATATCGAAGTCAGTTTGAAAGAGATACTGTCCCTGGATTAGCAGAAAGATTTACAGCTATGGGTGGTGGTCAGAGATCGTCCGCATTTGAAGAATCTCTTAGAAGGGGTGGTTTAGATTTAGCCGAGCAACTTGCTGGAATGAGATCTCAAATGGGAATGCAAAAATTAGGCATGGGTTTGCAGCCGCAGTTTGACAATATGATGATTCCTGGAGACCCAGGATCTCAGAGTCTTCTTGGCGGAATTCTTGGTGGATTTGCTCAACCATTTGGTGGCCAGCTAGCAAAGGGATTAGGATCTATGATTAACTTTGGAGGAGGAAGAGCTCCTTCTGCATATAGGTCACCTCTTGCTGGTATGTCCAAGGGAATGTATGCTTCCGGACAGCCAAGGGGAGCGCGAAGAGGCGTAAGCCCCGTTCTCTTAAAGATATTAGAGGGTCTTCAATTATAGGGGTTTCTTATGCCTGATAATTCTGTTAAATCCGCACTAAAAAATGAACTATCAAGAAAGATTAAGGATAAGAGTTTAAAAATTCCTTCAATTGAAGAAGGATTAATTAATAGAGAATTAGACTATGATCCTTCTTTTGTTGAGGGCTTGAAAGCCTCGGCCATAGGCCAGCTTTTAGGATATACTCCTGAACAATCAGAAGATCCTTCGTTAGCACAGTCTTTAGCTTTTAAAGGTGGTGCGTTAGCTGGAGATGTTCCAACGATGACAGGAGGAGGAGCCTTAGGTGGAGCTCTTGCTGGACTTGTGGCTGGAGGGCCACTTGGAGCAGCTATAGGTGCAGGAGCAGGAGCGTTTGGACTTCCAGAATTAATCAAGCAAGCAGTTAAGTATTTTAAAGAACCATCAAAAAAAGATTCTTCTCTTGTCGATAAATTAGGACGAGTTGGAGAGATTTTCACTGAAACTGGAAAACAAGCAATTATAGGTGCGGCAACAGGAGGAGCGGGAAGACTGTTTCCTTTAATGAGTACAGCTCCAATACTATCTAAACTTGCTTCCACAAAAACCGGAAGTGAATTGATAAAAGCTGGAACCGAACTAGCTGCAATGACCGGAGCCTCAGCATTGATGGAAGGAGAATTGCCAGCAGCAAGAGAAGTTGCCGAAAATGCTCTTTTATTGGGAGCTATGAAAGGTGCATCTGGTATTAGAGGAATAGGTAGAAGGGCTCTTGGTAAGAAGGCGCCCACAAAACCAACTATAGAAACTGCTACTTCAGAATTGTCAGAATTGAAAAAAAGAGCCGTTGAAGCATCTCCAAAACCTGTATCAGAGGCTGTCAAAAGGTTTAAAAAGGAACAACCTGCTTTTGACATGTTGCGCAAGCATATTGGTTTACGAAATGAGAAACTTGTTAAGAGTCAATTTAAGTGGGGTAAGATAGCTGAGAAATTAATAACTAAAAAAAATATTACTCCTGAACATCTTGAAGAGGCTATGTTCTACAGGAATAAGACTGGTAATCCTTCTATAGAGGGTGATACTTTTGAAGCTTTAAGCAAGCGTATTCCTGAGTCATTAAAAAAAGTAGTAGATGTCGATATAGATAGGCATTTTAGAGAGAGTCTAAAAACTATAAATGAAAAGAAATATCTAAAAGATATAAATCCTCGCGAAGGAATGGCTGAGAGATATCTTCCTGGTTTGTATGAAAATCCTGAGTCATTTGAAAAGGTAGAAGGAAAATTGCCTTCTGAATTAAGAACTAAGAATCCTTTTGCTGATATGAAAACATTTGTAAGTTACAACGAAGCTCTTAAAAACGCTGGTTTAAAACCTCGCTATAAAAATATTTTAGAGTTAATGCAAAATTACGATAAAACGGTAGCAAAAATGACTGCTAGCTCTGATC